CAAATACATCGATTACAATAAGTTATGCTCCTACTGCTGCAGGTACATCAAATGCAGCATTTATACCAATGGCAAACTTAGCACAAACATTTGTATTCTCCACAACGGCACAAACAGCAATTGAACAACATTCAATTCAATTTGGTCCTGAGATAAACCATTGGGGTACTTCTGCAATTATGGATGGCGGTTTCTCACCAGATAAGTCATTCATTTTCACCAAAGGTATGTCTGTTCCACAACTTATACAACCTAACACTACTAGAGCTCTGATGAGTTTCCGTATTGCACCTTCTGCTAGTCAAGGTATTGGTGCACCAGGTTTAGGTATTCGTGAAATTATTAATCGTATGCAGTTGTTACCATATCAGTTAGACGTTTATGCTAACCAAGGTATGTTGATGAGTTTCGTTTTGAACGCTACGGCAAATAACTCTGCTAATACATGGGAAAACGTAGGTGGTTCAAGCTTAACACAATTCTGTTTCCATGCTAACGGCACTACACTTCTAGCAAATACTGGTGAACCTGTGTTCGGTTTCTACTTGAACTCTCAAGGTACTAACGTCTTTTCATCCACTCAACAGGACATAACACAGTTGACTGCTTTAGGCCATAGTATTAACGGTGGCGGTACGGCAAATACCAATTCTCAAATTTATCCTGATGGACCTGACGTATTAACTCTTGTTGCTCAAAACATTAGTCCTCAAGCCTGTTTCATTCAAGCTCGTATGTCATGGAACGAAGCTCAGGCGTAAGGTTCTCTTATGTCTTTGTTGAAGCCATTTCGTTCTGTTATACCGGTTGCAAATAACGACACAGCAACATACTATGTGTCGTTGCAACCGGTCGCTTGCGGGCCAACAGGTGCCAAATTTGTAAGTGCAAATCTTACATTTCAACCATCATCACAAACTCTATCAATTAATAAATCTACAATTTTATACGGTAATACTAGAAGTAAATTTAATTTAACTCCTTCATTAACACCTCCTTTAAATCCAAAAGTTGGTGATTTATGGTATGACACCAGTACTGATATTCAATTTGAATATATTTTTGATGGAGTAAATAATCAATGGGTAGATATTACAAGTCCAGTTATTCCTGGTATTGTTCAATTTGTTTACAGAACTGCTAGCGGTGTTGCAAACGCAAACATTGCTTATGCATTAGCTGACAGCGTAAATAATTATTCCAACGTAATTGAATTTTCAATAAGTACGGCTAATTTTACTGATGGATCTACAATATATTGGAGAGATATTGGTACAGCAAATAATACACCAACAAATATAAGATTTGCAGGTGCAGCAAATAGTGGTAATTTGGTGATATACAATAATTCAAATACTCTTTCGAGAATTGCAATTGATGATGGTGGCACATTTCTTCCTAACGTAACTACCAATCTTCAAATAGGTTTTTATTCTTGTGCATCTTTTATTAATTTTATAGGAGCTAGTAATGCAGTCCCTATAATTGATAATTCTACACCTAATTATCCATTCCCAATGACTTATTTAATTGTGGGTGGTGGCGGTGGTGGAGGTGGAACCGGATTGAATCCAAACGCAGCTTCTGGTGGCGGAGGCGGTGGAGGCGGATTTAGAACTGCAACAGGCCCTGGTCAAGTTGGTTTAGGTATACCTTTTCAAATCATCGTTGGTTTTGGCGGTGCTGGAGGAACAGGCGCAACTGTTACCGGACAGGCCGGCAATGGTGGGAATACATCAATAATAACGCCAATAACAGCAGGTATAGGATCGAGTTGCCAACTTATTGCTTATGGCGGTGGTGGTGCCGGTTTTCCCGCAGGACTGTTGGGAGGTGGTAGCGGCGGAGGCGGCGGAGGTGGCCAAAGAGGTCCTGGCGCAACCGGAACCGTAACAGGCGGTGCGGGTGGACCGAGTTGTCCCACAAGTTATTTTCCTAATCAATTTGGTAATCCAGGTGGACCTGGTGCTCCAAGTATAGTTCCAGGGCCTGCTGTTCGAAATACTGGTGGTGCTGGCGGTGGCGGTGGTGCAAATACAGCTGGAAGTCCTGGCACAGCAGGTACAACTGTACCACCAGGAATTCCTTCCGGTGTCACAGGAGGCTCCGGTGGAAATGGAGGTGATGGAAGACTTTTTCCACACACAGGGCTTACTTATGGTGGTGGCGGCGGCGGTGGCGCAGGTTGGAATCTAAACTCAGGCTTTTTTCCAATCGGTGGGGTTGGAGGAGTAGGAGGTGGTGGTCAAGGAAGTCCAGGATCTACCATCAATAACCAACCTGGTACACCAGGTTTAGGTGGCGGCGGCGGCGGTGCTGCATTGTTCAGTTGTTCCCCGCAACCCGGTCGGTCCGGAGGTTCCGGTACAGTTATAATTATTGTACCAACACCAAGCGCACCACGAATTGCAAATCGAACAGGTACAGTATCTATATCAACTCCAGCTTTGTCACCAGGAAATACAGTATTTACTTGGACAAGCAATGGAAGTTTTAGTACATGAGGTATATAAATTAAACTATGTCATTAACTAATTCTAAACTTTCTGTTGAAACAATTGTACCTGAAGGTAATGTGACCTACTATGTTACATTGCAAGCTGCAAATACGGGAAAAAGTGCGGTTGATTATGTTAGTCCTTTATTAACATATAATACAGGTTTAGAGAAATTTTTTATTAATAATGTAGCAGTTCCTACAGTCTCCAATGTTGTTTCAACAGGTTCATCAGTTAGTTCGCCAATTCCACCAAATGATCCTAAAGTTGGTGATTTATGGTATGATACTGTCAGCGACATTCAATTTGAATACGTCAATGATGGATTTTATAATCAATGGGTGGATATTACAGGACCCACAATGTCGATAGGTGGTCCAGTTAATACTAACAACTTTACATATACTACTCTTACAGCAACTGCAAATTCAATTTCTAATATAACTGCTGTTGTCGGAGATTCTGTTACATTTAATACCTATATTGGGGTATCAAATGGATATCCTTCTGCTTATACTTTTATTGTTTATTCAGGAACACTACCTACAGGATTAACATTAAATTCATCCACAGGTGTAGTATCAGGAACAATTACTTTAGCAGTTCCAGCCGGTAGTATTACTACACTTCCTGTTACATTTGCTGTAAGAGATGCTGCAGGTTATGTAGCTAGCGCTAAAGTAACAGTTACCTTTACAGTATACGCAGCAACATATATTGTAAGTTATCTGATGGTTGGTGGTGGCGGCGGTGTTATGCCTTATGGCAATAATGCTGCTACTGGTGGTGGTGGTGGAGGCGGCGTATTATTTGGTTGCACTACGTTGACTAGACGCACCGCATATCCCCTTGTTGTTGCCGCAGGAGGTTCTGCTGTTCAAGCTTCACTTTTTACAGCAGCACCCAATTCAACATTTAATGGTTTAACAGCTTTTGGTGGTGGTGCAGGAACTTGGCTACGTAGTTCAGGAGGATCCGGTGGCGGTAACGGTGTTGCAGGTCCTGCTCCATTAGGTGCTGGATTTGGATGGCCAGGAATTGCCGGATCAACTCAACAAGGATTCCCAGGAGGACTTTTTGCTAACTCTGGACCACCTGCTGGCGGCGGCGGTGGTGGAGGCGGTGCAGGTGCTGCAGGAGGAACTGCTACGCCTGTACTTGCTGGTGCAGGAGGAGCAGGATATACTTGGCCAATTACTGGCCAAACTTATGGTGGCGGCGGTGGAGGTGGTGCATATGGAACAACGACCGGTGGTAATGGTGGACCTGGAGGAGGCGGGCAAGGCGTTAAAGGTCCAGGATCTGCACCCATCTCAAACAATCAAGGCACCAATGGTTTAGGTGGAGGTGCTGGAGGCGGTGGTACAAATGCTATATCAAATCCTAGTTTTCTTGCTCCAGGAGCAGCTGGCGGGTCAGGCACAATTATTTTAATAGTACCAGGATCAAATTTTGGTTTATTCGGATCAAGTTTTCCTGGTGCTGGTATTGTTTGTGCTCCGCCAGCTGCTCCTGGATCAAAATTAGTACAATATAGTGCGGCAGATCCAGCTACTCCAACATCGTTTACACTTATAGCATAAGTATATACTATGTCACTAACCAATTCTTCACTTCCTATTCAAACTGTAAGTAATACATCGTCAAATTATTTTGTGACTGTGCAAAATTTTACTCAAGGTCGAACTGACAAAGAAACTGTTAGTTCTTCTTTATTGTGGAAAAATAACAATTTATTAATAGATTCAGAAAAAGTTAAATTTCTTCCTACAAGTAATGCTTTTACAACTTTTACAACTTCAGGTACTCCACCAAGAAATGCTAACCCTGATGATACATGGTATGACACTGCTAGTGATATTATTTTTAGATATATTGATGATGGTGATGGAACCTTTCAATGGGTAGATGTTTCTGGTCTTAGTAATTTTGGTAATTCAATACCAACTCCACCTACAAAAGAATTATATTATCTTGTGGTTGGTGGTGGCGGAGGAGGAGGCCAAGCTGGAGGCACAATAGGTGGAGCCGGCGGTGGTGGTGGTGGAGGTGTTGTGCGTGGATTAATTACTGGAATATTTCCAGGTACACCATTTGGTATATCCGTTGGTACTGGTGGTCCAGGCGGTACTGTATCTCCTCAACGAGGTAGTAATGGGGTTCCTAGTACGTTAAGTTCTCCAATTTTAGTATCAACAATTACTGCAGTTGGCGGTGGTGGTGGCGGCCGTGGCACCGGGCCTTTATGTATGTCCGGAAATTCAGGAGGATCTGGAGGTGGGAGTCCTGCTGGCGCTGCCGGTAGTAGCACACAATCTTCTCAGAATCTTGGAAATCCAACAGTAATACAACAATATGGAAATGTCGGCGGCACCAATACTCCTGGCAGCAGTTCCAATGGCGTGGGCGGTGGCGGTGCTTTAAGTGCTGGTTCATTGGGTGGCGGACCCGGCATTGGTGGCGGTGGCGGACTAGGATATACATGGCCATTTAATGGAGTCTGTTACGGCCGTGGCGGTAGTGCTAATCCAGTAAATTGGTCGTCTGTTGGACCTGGTACACCTGGTGCTCCAGGATCAGGTGGTGGAGGCATGAGTGGTAGTGGTTTTCCAACCTCTGGGCCGGCCGGTAACGGAGCTCAGGGTACAATCATCTTAGCTATGCCAACTGATAGTTATCCAGGTTCGGCACCAGGCTCACTGACGGTATCAACACCACCTCAGGCGCCAGGTATGACATTAGTATTTTATCTATCTCCAGCCACTTTTACCTATTAATAAACATCATAAATATATTGTAAAGAATTTTAGGAAAATAAAATGGCATTTCCGTCAAGCCCGATAAACAATCAAGTTGCTATTGTAAATAATATTTCATATACTTACAGTGCGGTAAAAACTGCATGGGTAAGAACACCTCCTTCAAATACAGTAATCAATATTCTTAATGCTAACGTAATTAATTCATTGTTGAATATTACAGCAAATAATTTTAGTGCAAATGGTAATGTAACTATTGGTCAAGCGGCAAATTTCACGTTTAACACTTTGACAGCAAACAATATTAATGCTACTAATAATGTAAATATTAATGCCAATACCATTACGCTTTCTAACACTATAATTGCCAACACTTTAACTGCAAACCAAATATCTGGTAACGTTGTATTACTGGAGTCAACAACTATTGGAAATAATACCATTGGTTATTTGGGTGCACCGCAAAAGAATATTACTGCAACATCTTATACATTGCAAATGACTGATGCAGGTAAAACAATTTATTTAACTCAAGGTGCAAACACAGGCACAGTCATTATTCCAACTAATGCTGTGGTACCATTTCCACTTGGCACAACAATTCTTTTAATTATGGGCGCATCATTCTCATCAAACGTAACCGCAGCAAACCCACCATCTTTATGGGTTGCTTCAAACTCTATTCAAAGAACTGCAGTAACTTTAGGAAGTTATTCAATGTCATCATTAATTAAAGTTGCTACTGATACTTGGTACATTTCTGGCGCAGGAGCATACTAATGGGTGGAGTGGCCTTTGCAGCGGTCTTGACTGGTAGTACAAATAATCCTACCAGACCTAAAGGGCGGCCGGTAATTACCGCTGAGAATGCATCGGACACTGCTGGCCTTGTAAATCTCACTGTTCAAGGTATTCCAAACGTAGTGCCTTGTAATGGCGGTAGCCGAGTTACTCCTGGTAACAATGCTACATTTTATGTTGTAACAGCAAACACAGGACAAACTGGTACCCGTAATCAAGCGATTAGTGGTTCAAATATAATTTCAGTTTCTGGCTTAACACCAAATACAGTATACAAGTTTACAGTTACGGGAAGCAATGAATATGGGTTTTCGAATCCTTCAAATTGCAGTGCACCTGTTAGAACTGTTACTCTTGCTGAAGCGCCCACACAAATAACTCAGCCGACAACTACTTTAACTTCTTTCTTTTTTATAATCAGGCCGCCTACATTTGATGGTCGAGGAGGTGGTGGACTCTGCAACATTACTTCAATGACTGCAACTCTTTCACCACCAGGTGCCGTGCGGACTTTTACTACCGCACCTGGCGGTGGTCCAATTGCACCAGGAACAGGTTGCTATGTAGTGTGTTTTAGCGGTTTGTCTCCAGGAGTAACATATGCAATTACTAGTAGAGTAACCACGGGGTTCGGACTTGGTAGGACTTTACAAAGCTCTGCAACAACTAAATCTCCAGTTACAGTCAACTATTTGGCAATTGCTGGCGGTGGCGGTGGCGGTCGTTCTATATTAAATAGTCCAGGTCCTGGTTCTGTGGGTGGTGGTGGCGGTGGTGGAGGTGGAGTTGTTCAAGGTAATTTCGTATCAGCGCCTGGTAGTGTATTAACAATTACTGTTGGCGGTGGTGGACCTGGCGGCCCTACATCTGTAGGCGCCGGAACTCCAGGAAATCCAAGTTCAGTACCTGTCGCTACCGCAACTGGCGGAGGGCGTGGTAATGGTTATGCAGTTGGGCCGACTGCATTTAACCCAGGCGGAGTTGGCGCTGGTGATGGTGGCCCTGGCGGTAGCGGCGGTGGCGGTGCTGCAAGACTTAGAAGTGGCACGGTACCTTCACCACTTCCTGGATTCCAACCTTCTTCCGGAGGCACTGGTTCTCAAGGAGGGAATGGCGGTCAAGGCCAAGGTGCACCGGGTGGTCCTCCGTTCCCAGCATTCCCACAAGGCGGCGGTGGCGGAGGCGGAGGCGGTGCCGGTGCTCCAGGAGGAACCGGATTAATTGGTCCACAGTCCAATCCATCTTTTCCTGGCCGTCCAGGTGCGGGTGGTGTGGGTGGTGCGGGAGTAGCATGGCCATTCAGCAGTCCAGCTTGTACATACGGAGCAGGAGGTGGAGGAGCATCTATGTTCCCAAGTAACATAGCGCCGCCTGCCAATCCAGGAGGAGGAACTATTTATGGTCGTGGAGGTGCTGGCGGAGGTCCAGTAAATGCTAGTACGGCTGGTAACGCAGGTTTAGGCGGAGCAGTATTCCTTGCTATACCAACACCTCAATATCCCGGCAGTGCACCGGGTGGTACTGTAATTCCACCCTTCCCTGGAGCTCATACTGTAATACGATACACATCACCGGCAACTTATACAGTTTAAATTATTTGAATCTTGGTCCTTGAATCCAAGCAACTAAACTATAACGCTTACCTTTAGTTACTGGTGTCACTTCATGTAACAACCAAGATGGGAAGAATGTGGCTGTGCCGAGATTACGGAAGGCAACATCTGGTTCGTCTTTATAGTGTAATAACAAATCACCACCTTCATAATCTTTATCATCGGACAACTGAACAGTAAGACTTAATTTTCTTGTACCTGTTCCTTTGTACATCATATCAATGTGCTTACCATAAAATCCTTTGTCTTTAGCATCATAAGAAGTAAATTGTAGGCTCTGAATATCAGTTAGTTCATAATTAAAAAATTGGTCATTAATATTGGTAATGTTGGCGGCCAATCTTTCAAAAATCCAACGATTGCTTTCAATATCGGAACGAATCCAAGAAATAGGACTACGGCGAACTTTAGCAAGTTTTTCTAAATCTGATGTTGAACCACTCATATCACCAACAACTCCATAAGTTAAAGGTGAAGCATCTTTACCTGAGGTACCAATTTCAATGATTTTTTTACATTCTTCAGGTGTAAAAATATTATGTGAGTAAGCCCAATTTTCATTTGTAGTAATATCTAACCACCAGTTAAATGATGAGGCATAATCAGCAGTTGGTTTTGAAAGTCTTTTTGGATTCAATTTAGGAGTATCATCTCCGACAATAATTGCTTGTCCTGTTTTTTTGGATTTTGCTCGAGCTTTAGTTGCTGGTGATTCAACAACTTTTAGTACCGGTTTTTTGGCAACAGGTTTTTTAACTGGAGTAATTTTTGCTGGTTTTTTCATAGTCTTTTCAGTCATTTTTTAATTCCTAATATGGGTCGTTTATCAAATTTAAAATCTTTGTGAATACCATTGGCATCCACATAATGCAAAAACAATTGAATCTGTTGGTTACCTTCATAAGGTTCCCGCCAATGTTCTATCTCACAGCCTTTATATATTGCCATGTCACCGGCGTTAAGTAGAATTTTTTTACCACCCATGAAGATTGGCCATGGTTTGGATTTTTCATCAATATCAATACAAAGTGTGGTACTGTATTGGCAACTTGGTCGGTCTTTATGTTTGGCTAGTGTAGAACCTTTCCAATAGATTCTACCGTAGGTATATGTTGGATAAAGTTCTAGGCCGGTCTCTTGTTCCATGAGGGGCAATAAAGAAACGGCAAGTGAATCACATATAACTTGACCGTAAAATGGATAACCGATTGGACTTTGTTCATCACCAAAATTGGTTTTGTTATCCATAGGTACACCTTTTTTATGGTGTTCAACCGTTCGGGTCATCAATATGGTGTTTTTGAGTAAGTCCAGAGTGTCAGGACTCAATACGTTACGAACTACTTTGTAATCTTGTTTCATAGTATTTTCAATTAAAAAATAAGGTTGATTTTACAATATTTATTGGTGTATGTCAAGCCACACATATGTATATATCTTGGATTGGTGGCAGATAAATACCTACATTATAGGAGTTTTCAATGGCCACAATTACTAATAGAGCTGACTTTACAACCTATTGTAAACGTAGATTAGGCTTTCCTGTCATCGATATTAACGTGGATGATGACCAGGTAAATGACCGTGTCGATGACGCTTTACAATACTGGCAAGATTACCATTTTGATGGACTACAAAAAGTCTATTACATCAGAATGTTGACTGGTTCAATTTTAACCACATCCGCTAATGTAAATACATGGATTAATTCCACTCGTCAAATTGTAGGTAATACATCTGGTGCGACTGCTACCGTTACAGCCACACAAAACAATTCTATCATCAATGTTAGTTGTGGACAAATATCATTTATTGTTGGTGAAAAATTAAATTATTATGATTCAAATGGTACTTTTCAGACCACCAATGTTACCGTTTCTGCTTTTCAATGGGGTGATATTGATAAAAGGTTTTTAGATTTAAGTGATGTTCGAGATGCACAAGATAACTCGTTGGAAATTGTTGGTATTTCTCGTATATTTCCAATCTCGGATTCTCAGGCAACTATCAATATGTTTGACCTTAGATATCAATTACGCTTAAACGAACTCTACGACTTCACCTCCGCATCATACATCAATTATACCTTAACACAACAGCACTTACGCTCTCTAGAAATTATGTTTACTGGAGAAGTTCCTATTCGTTACCAAAGACATATGCAAAGGTTGTATATTGATTGGAATTGGGGTGATTCAGAAGCGCCAGCTGGCCAAGTTGTTGTTGCCGAATGTTATGCGGCAATTAATCCTGATGTGTATAATATGATATGGAATGACCGTTGGTTAAAAGAATATGCAACGGCATTAATTAAAAGAACTTGGGGAAATAACCTTAAAAAGTTTAACGGACTTCAATTGCCGGGTGGCGTAACTTTAAATGGCGACCAAATTTTTCAAGAAGCATCCGCTGAAATCGAAAGACTTGAACAGGAAATGGGGAATGATTACGGTGCGCCGTTAGAATTCTTCATGAATTAATATGGCCGTATCTCAATACTTTAATAATTACAGCGCACTCAATGAACAAAGGGTCATTGAAGATTTAATTGTCGAGTCCATTAAAATAATGGGATTTGATGCCTATTATTTACCAAATGATAACGATGGTGCTAGAGATTTATTATATGGTGAAGATCCATTGCGTATGTTTACTTCAGCATTTCCTCTGGAGTTTTATCTTTCGGATCATTTGGATTACCAAGGCCAACAAGAGATTTTTTCTAAATTTGGTTTGGAAATTAAAGATGTTGTAAATGTTATTTGTTCAAAAAATTCTTTTTCACAAAGGGTGCCACAAAATACATTCACACGGCCAAGAGAAGGTGATTTAATTTATGTACCTTTCTTAAACGGTACTGGTGAATTATATGAAATAACATTTACTGAACAAGCAAAAGATTTTCATATGCTTGGTAGAAGGCAACCATATTTCTATGAGCTCAGAATGGAGAAATTCAAGTACTCACAAGAAGTTATTGCAAGTGGCGTGGCAGACATTGATGATGTTGTATATGAATCGGCTTATCAACTTCATTTAAACCTTGGCACCGTAACAGGATTATATGCAATCAACGAAATTGTATTCCAGTCACCCGATTCAACTTATGCAAACGCTACTAGCCTTGGTACTGTTCAAACCTGGATTCCTTCTTCCAATACTTTGTCTATATCCAACATTGCCGGTGAATTTATTAATGGTCAGTCAATTATTGGCCAAACAAGCGGAGCTTTTGGACCTTTAATTCAGTTTGATCCATTAAAAGATCCATCATATAGAGAAGTTTATGATAATGAATATATTGCTAATTCAGCCATATCTGTAATTGATTTCTCTGAAACAAATCCTTTTGGTAACATTTAATGGCAAATACATCATATAATCGAATCATTCGTAAACTTGTAGTAGGTTTTGGTAATTTATTTAAAGATATTACTTTGGTTCGTTATAACGGAGATAATTCTGAAGCAGAAAGATTTATTGTGCCTATTGCTTATGCAGCAAAAGAAATGTATGTACAAAGACTTGAAAGTGATCCAGATTTAGATAAAAAAGTTTCAACAACTTTGCCCCGTATGTCATTCGAAATGAATGGACTTCAATATGATGCCACAAGAAAACAAAATACCAATATTAAAAATGCTGCGGTTACTAGTGGCGGTATAGTAAAATCACAATACAATCCTGTACCATATAATTTTGATTTTAGTTTATATCTTTATGTTCGTAACATTGAAGATGGTACTCAAATTATTGAACACATTCTTCCTTATTTTACGCCAGACTACACCATTAAATTAAATTTAGTTCCTGAGATGGGTATCATTAAAGAAATACCAGTTATTTTAAATACTACAAGTTCTGAAGTGATATATCAAGGTGATAGATTTTCTGAAACAAGAATGGTTATTTGGACATTAAACTTTACTGTCAAAGGTTTTGTTTATGGTCAAACATCGGCAGCAAAACAAATTTATGCTTCGATTACAAATTTCTT